CCGAGACGGTCGTGGGCGAAGACCGTGAGATTCTCCAGCGGTTCCAGCAGTTCTCGACCAGCAACCCGGTAGACTGTGCGTCCAAGTGGATTATGCGGCTCGAGTTCGATGAGACGGAGATGGCGGCTCGTAACATTAACGATATGGTCACGATCCAGGACAAGATGGGTCAGGCGGGACTCCATATTCTCCAGTGCGTCTACACCGACTCCAACTCTGAGAAGCTCGTGATGCGCATCGTCTTCCCCGACGATATTGTCAAGAACCTCATGGCTCTCCGCTTCCTCGAAGAGCGTGTCCTTGACGTGGTTCTCACGGGCATCGACGGCGTGGGCCGTGTCATTCCTCGTGAAGTCAATCGTGAGTTGGTGTGGGACGATACGGTGAACAGCTACGTCTCCAAGAAGCAGCACGTCCTGGACGTCGAGGGTGCCAATCTCTACGATCTCCTTGCCCGTGATAATGTAGACCCCACTCGCACATTCAGCAACCATATCCACGAAGTGTTCGATGTTCTGGGTGTAGAAGCCGCTCGCCAAGCCCTGTATGATGAGTTCTTGGAGGTGTTCACGGAATCGTCGGTGAATTACCACCATCTCTCGGTGCTCCTGGATGCCATGACCTACCAGGGCCGCCTCGTATCTGTCAACCGATTCGGAATGTATATGCATGACAATGGCGTTCTCGCCAAGTCGTCGTTTGAGGAGACGTCTAAGATTCTATTCAATGCTGCCGTGTCCGCTGAGTATGATCCCATGAAGGGTGTGTCGGCGAACATCATGTTCGGTCAGAAGCCCCCGTGCGGCACGGGATTCGTAGATATTCTGCTGGATGAGACTCGCCTGCCGGAAGGGACGGACGAGGCGTATGTGGACTACCGTGACCAGATCAAGCAGAAGGTGGATACTGCTTATGCTGGTGACACTGAGTGCAAGATGGAAGATATCTCGATGTGGTGATGAAGGTTTAGAGATAGGCTATCGTAAAAGAATAAACGAGCAACTTTTTCGTTTGGAAGAATTGCTCGATCTTGTTTGCAGATGGAAAAGTTCCAGTACGGTCAGAGAGTGGAGTACCAAGTTGTGGATGTTCTCCACGACTTCCAAACATCAAAGAGCCATGTCCAGTATGTAAAGACAGTAAACCACGGAACAATGCTGATGATGGACGGGGAAATTCAGTATTCGACACTGGACGAACATCGGTATCACTATCTACTCACGAGCCCTATATTTCAGCAGTCACAACGAATTCTGATTCTGGGAGGCGGGGACGGACTGGCAGCGAGAAATCTATACAAATCCCCGAACACTACAAGCATTACAATAGTCGACTGGGACTCCGATTTCGTGAAGTTTGCAAGGACAAATCTCCCTGAGAACTGTGGTTCGCTCATGGATCCTAAGACACAATACGTATGTGCCGATGCTCTCAAGTATATTCAGATGACTGAAACCAAGTATGATGGTGTGATCATTGATCTTCCCGATCCCGATGGAGAGTTTATGGAGGCTCTATATACCAATATTCTCACCGATCTTCCCAGAATTCTAGAACCAAATTCAACGGTGAGTATGCATGTAGGCCCTGTGTCTTTGTGTGATGATCACCCGAGTTGGGCATTCATCGCAAAATGTAAGAGGATCTTCCAACGATCGTTCGGTATACTTCCAGAATTTGATAAGATCTATGTTCCTTCTTTTTCCCATGAATGGGGGTTTCTAAGCTGTCATAACGGAACGCATATTCCGTCTCCTCGGTATCCAATCGACACAGATATCAACGATATCTATTCGACGATCTAGTAGTAGCCACGGCCCTTCTTGGTGTAGCGGCGGCGGCCACCCTTGCTGAACGGAGCAGGGGAGGAACCGGCCGACGGAAGCGCACCGGCCGGGGATACAGCTGTCGCCGGGGCATCAGCAGACTGGGCACCGGGTAGCTGGGCGGGATTTCCGCCCGTCGCCGGAGCAAACGCACCTCCCCGGCGGCGGCGACCACCCTTCAGCGTCGACGGACCCTGGTAAGTCGCATCGGGCATCTTGGGGAAAGCGCCATGACCATCGGAGAGCTCGGAGCCAGTGTACGGGCCTCCAGTGAATCCATACGCAGTGCCACCGACCTTGGCCTTGCGAGACCGACGACGACGACCACCCGCAGGGGGCAGGCCGAGCGCAGCGGATACATTGGGCATCGGAGGACCATCGGCGCCTCCGACCTTGCGAGACCGACGACGACGACCGCCCATCGCCGGCAGGCCGAGCGCACCGGCCACAGCGGCCATCTCAGGGACCGCACCGCCCTTCTTCTTGTACGTCTTCTTTGCAGCCTTCATCGCATCACCCAGCGACCAGCTAGGGTGAGCCCTCTTTACAGACATAACGTGCTTGAGCCAGGCTGAGCGTCCTCCTTCCTGTGACATGTTTGTTTCACTGGTTAGACTTTATTGTGAAGTCATACATGGGCGAAACAATCTTCTTGGGCTGGAGTGATACTGCCGCACTCTGCGCAGTCGGAGCCTTGTAGGTTGTCGGGTGGTAACGCAGGAGATCAGGCTTGATTCCAAACGAGCTCTCGGAAAAGGCTCCAGTATACACTTCCATCGCATTGTCCAGACTGCCGTAACACATAGCGACCCACTGGCAGCCATACGAAAAACATATTTCAGGATTCTTGTTGGAAATAGCAGTGGTGTTCATATCGGGAACCACAAGCGTAATATTGCGTTTGTTGTATTCGATCAGCTCCTCATGATCAAATGTCTGCGAGGCCTGGGTATACGTCATGCGTCGCATCTGAGACGAGACCCAGGACATATTCACCAATTCATCCATTCCATTCCCCTTGATGTTTTCGCCGCTCACGATGATCAGTTTACCCATGAGGTTGCATATCGGTTCAACTCCTAGATTCTTCCGCTGGTAAGAGTATTCCGAGCTCAGCATATACTTGCGAATTGTCATCTTCAGGGTATCGGCACACTGCGTGACAATCGCATTGTCGGCAGTATGGAATACAAGGGAGAGGACGAAGGGGTTCTTGTACCCTGGCGTAACCGAACTGTTGAATGCCGCATTGCCGATAGTGACACAGCAGTCTTCAAAGGAAAGAGTGTTGTATGTCGTCATTTTCAGTGTCTTGGAATCGGCTACACCGACCACGGGCTTTCCATCGACGGCGTAGACATCCCATTCTACCAACCGTGCACCGCCCTTGATGACTTTGGTGAGGGCGTCAGTCACAATGTATGTATTGATTGTCTTCCCCGGAATGAGGGAATAACCGCTAGATGCCATATAGTAGTCACACAAGACATCTTTGTTTGGGCATCCGATGGGTGCGGCCTTGGTAAGATCGGCGTAGACTGTAAGCGGGTTAGTCAGTGACGAATCAGGCGGAGGGATATTGCCGAGGTAGACATATGCTCCTACTCCCAGCCCAAGACCTAGGCAGGCAAATGCGATACATATAACAACCCACAATAGTTGGGTGGTGTCCATTCTTATTATTTCTTACGATGTTGTTTATATTTGAAAAACAGCGGTCGCATCATCATGACTACATCGTCTGGGACTCGCTCGTCCATCGGTATTTCAAATAAGCAGCAGTGGAGGAAATAGATACAGTACATACCGCACTGGGCATCCTTGAATTGGTGCCGAACAGCATTGTAAGATAACTCCGTCGGCTCATCGAACAATTTCATATCATCCAACTGCTCTTTCCACCGGAACATCAATCTCTGAATCTCCTTCTCGGGTTTCTGAGCATACGAATCAAAGAACGTCATCTTGGGATGTTTGAGGTGATCACGGAAATCACAGAACGCAGCTATCCAGTGTTCCCCCGGTCCGTCGCTAGGATCTGTGTTGAAGACAATACCGACACGGCGATACCCTTTCTTGTGCAATTCTGAAATCTTCATACTGCACAGGGACGAGACGAGACATGTTCCAGTTTCATTGTGTAGATCAAAATCTATCGGGACAGATCCAGTATAATAGTAATCTGGGATCAGCTTGGCGTAGTATTCTTGCGACACATCAATGTCATCGGACGACAGCCATTCCGTTCCATTCGATGCCCAGCTATCTGGAGCCACCGGCTTTTTTACGAGGGCGTGGACAATACACGCCTGGGCACCTGTATCACAGGCATCTTTCATACGCCGAGTGATTTCCTGCCACATATTGTTTCCCTTCTTTACAGGCGGTTCATACGGGTGTTCTTTGTTGTATGCGATCCGCAATTTGTCCACTTCACGGGGATCCATTGTTAAAAACGGATAATAAACTCTACAGCTGGAAATATGGCATACCATAATGAATACTGCTATTGATCAGCGTGACCTTGTTCGGGCTGTGCGGAAGTATCGTTCCCTGGACGACCAGATTAAGGAGATCAATACCACTGTCTACAAGCTCCGTGAGGACAAGAAGTTTGTAGAGAATGAAATGAGCGATATCCTCCGGCGCACCAACTTTCAGAACCTGAACAAGCTGGAGATTCAGGACGACGGATCCTACATCAAGATCCAGCGGCCTGAGACGTGGAGTAAACCGTGGTCTCTATCACAGAAGGAGCTCAAGGATCTGATTGCGAGTTATGTCAATGGCGGTGCAACTGGAAACAAGCCTTGGCCAGAGGAGCTGTTTGATTGGATTGTCGAACGCAAGAAGACGGCTATGGTCGCCAAGGAGTTTGCGTTTAAGCGTGTCATGAATGTAGAGAACAATGACGGAGATGACGAGAATGAACAAAGTGGGCGAATGGGTGCGCACTGATGATCATGAAGACGAACTGCGTGCTCTCTTTCTAGAATTGGAAGCTGCTCTTCGTGAAATGAACTTACTGAGAGCAGATTACAAACAATACAGAACCCTCCATTTTGCCCAGTTCTGTGCGGACGTCCACCGATTCACGAACACGAATGGATGATTTTTTGCGTGCGCATGCCCATCATCTCCCCCAGTGCCAGCTCTATGCCGCCCGCTGTCCTTTCTGTAGCATCATCGTCCGAGAACAGACGGACGCATACCCCGAAATCATAGAAGAGATATTTCGTCCTATAGTATTTCGTGCCTGGAAACGATGGGATGCTAATGGGTATCGTATTGCCGACAATACCCACCCTGAAACACTCCTATCGTATTTGGCATTCAGTGCGTTTTCTCGATGGGTCCAGCCAAAGTATAAGGAGACGGTAGATCTCAGTCCAGAAGAAGTAAGTCGTCACCCTATCTTCCTCCAAAAAAATGGGTAGATATAATAATGACGACTGAGACATTCCAAACAGATATGGCAAGTGGAGTCCGCCCCGGAGGTGGGTGCGGGTGCACGGGTGGACGACGCCGGCACCGGCACCGGACATCCAAGCGTGGTGGTGTCGGAATGGTTGACGATGCGATTTTTGCAGTGGGGACGTCCTATGCTGCGGATAAGTGGGGACGCAAGGCGGCGATGGGCGGACGTCGCCGCCGTCGTACGGCCAAGCGTGGAGGTGCGGGTATGATTGACGACGCCATCGTTGCTGGCTCGGCACTCACATTGGCCCACTATTTTGCGAAGAAGCGTGGTGGTCGCCACACTGCCAAGCACCTTCCCCGTCGTCTCACGAAGAAGGCTCTTGTATAGATACCGGTGGCAGGGGGAATCCGTTGAATTCGGAGGCTGAGACCCACGAATACGCCCCAATATTCTTGACTTCAAGGATGTCTGATTCACCGATATTGTCCGGTAACCACACATCTTCTGCGATCTTGTCTGCCGAATCGCACGTCCTTCCGAAAATCGTGAATTGCGAGCTGTGCGCCCACGGTTCACGGGTGATACACTTAAAGTCTGGTTTGAAGCCATCGAACAAGACCCCGGAGAACATACCATACACGGAATCGTCCAGCGTTATGCATTGTTTTCCATTGGGAAGCTGTTTCTTGCCGATTACCGGGACTCGCAGCGTACAACTTTCTTCCGCAAAGAACCGCCCGGGTTCGGCAATCACTTTTTTGAATGGAAGATCCCCGACCCGCTTGAGAATATAGGGAGCAAGTTCACGGAAGAAATCATCGTTCTTAGAACTTCCCGAGAATCCACCGCCAATATCCAAGAGTTCTGGCGTAAACACATCGGAGCGACTCGAAAGCATACTCAGAAAATTCTCAACAGTATCGAAGGCTGATTCATAGGGAACACGGGAGGAACAATCGCTACCCACATGGAATGCTAGGCCGTAGATACGATACGGGGGTTCACGCCAGAGAAGATCGTGAGCACGGGAGTAAGGAAACCCAAACTTGGAATTCAGGGGAATACGCACACCGCCTTTATCATCCACGAAAATTCGTAGAATAGGTTTCGTGTCTCTGGGCAGCTTGTCTATTTCTGCGGGGTTGTCAAAAGTCATGTACGGAATCTTGTCATTTTTTACTTTGAATAGTTCGTTTCTTGACTTGCAGGGGTTCGCATAGATGATATCCGAACCCTTTGTTCCGAACGACACGACCCGCCGGACTTCGTCGCTGGACGCACAATCAAACCCTGCCCCGCCCCTGTGTAGCTCCTCCAGAATTGGCTGTAGATTGTTGCACTTCACGGCATAGTGCGGACGAATACTGGGAAGGTTCGTGTTCCAAAGGGCGAGGCGGCGGCGAACTGCCTGGAGAGACACGAGAAGGTTCGCCAGTGTTATTGATTTGTAGAAAAGAGAAGATTTGTGTCTAACGCATTTTCACATGTGCCATATGTATATATAAACACATGAGCACGGTTGAATACTTTCCATACAATCCCAAGAACTGTCCCTTGACTGCAGACGATGTAAATCGCATCCTCTGCATTCCAGGATACACCGTGAAGAATCTCGCAATTTTTCAGAAAGCCATGATCCATACGACCTACGTTCGGCGGTCGGAGTATACTACCCTCACTGGGGAACCTTCTGTTCTAGGTCCCTGCCCCGCCGGGGTCATGGATCTCCAGGACGAATCATATGAACAGCTCGAGTTCCGAGGCGATTCCATTCTCGGTGCAGTGGTGGCCAACTACCTGTGCGAACGGTTCCCCAGTGAAGCCCCAGGGTTTCTCACCAATACCCGCAAACTCATTGTGCGGAACAAGACGCTCGGAACGCTGGCACGGGACAAGCTCAGACTCGACAAGTTCTTTATCATCTCCAAGCATGTCGAAGAAATGAAGCCGGAACACGGTCGTCAGAATATCGAGAAACTCGGTGATGTTTTGGAAGCATTCATTGCGGCTCTCTGGATTGATTCGGGGATGAATTTCCAGATGGTTAATGATTTCGTCATCAATATGATTGAGACGCACCTGGATATCCCGCTGATGTTGCGGGAGGACGATAATTACAAGGACCGGATGCAGAAGTTCTGTCAGCAGAAGATGGGATTTACCCCCATATACAAGATGATCCAGGACGGGGCGGCAGGGTTCACGATGGCCGTGTGCAAACCTGAAGGCGAGATTCTGGGGATGGGAAACTCTACGACCAAGAAACAGGCGGAACAGAATGCGTGTAGGCATGCCCTGGAGAAGCTGACAACATCTTAATTCTTTTCATTACTAGGTCTTTATGATACTGAAAACATACAAGATTCCGGTTCGGTTCAATGTAATTACAGGGTGCCTTTCCCTCGATCATCTCATGGATATCGCAATAATACATGCTATCTCCAAAAATAGATCTGTAAAGACGATCAATGTTTGACATGGGTATTGCACCTAGTCCTATTGCTTCATAATGGCGATATGTATCATGTCTGTCCCCGATTGGAGACACAATAAATTTTGAATCCGCAATTCTTTCATAAAATTCTTTTGGAGGTAGTCTGGGCATAACTGGTAATTTCTGTCTACACGCATTCGTATTGTGATTCAACGGTAGGTGCGAAATCTCTGTGGTCTTATTATTTCTGCTCAATGAAAGAAGCGCTTCGCTGTACGCCTCTAAACTTTCATAATCAATGCCGTATGGGAAAGCCATATATTTTTCACTATTGGGATATATCGGGTTTTGCGATACCCATAAAAGAATATTGGGGTGTCCCAGAATTTTTTCTGTCAACGGACTTGGAAGAAGTTGAGGCAGATGCCACTGACCTGTTGTCAAAATAATTTTTACATTCATTTTATCCAGGATTTCGGTTACAAAATAGTTAACCCAATTTACTTCCACATGGACAATATCAAAGTCTTTTATTGTTAATATATTTTTTGTGGTTAAAAGGTTGTTTTTTGACTCTGCGATTGGAATATTAAATCTGTGTATTTCGTCTCCAACATAATGATCGCACAGGTTGTAGAGAGAGAACGGATTGATAATATTTAGAAGCCTTGTTTTATTTATATTTCGTTGTCTGAGAATGTCTAACATACACTCAAACATCCGTTTACATATATCAGTTAATCTGTATATAAATGCCTATCAATTTCAATATAGAAAAGCTACGGGAGGAACACGGGTGTTCTACGTATCTTGAGACTGGGCTTTATGATCCAAACGAGGATATTTCAATTAAGAAGGCACTTGCCGCTGGGTTTGAAAAGGTATTTTCTATTGAGATTCGCAAGGGGTTTGTAATAATGGGAAATGACATGTTTAAGAATGATGTTCAAACTGGACGTTGTTCAATTATAAATGACGACAGTACGAATCTAAAAACCTATTTGAGCGATGCTGCTTTCAAGAACAAGACCATATTTTTCTTGGATGCACATGTTGATCATCATCTTATCCAGAACTACAATAAGATCTGCCCACTCTTTGATGAACTTGAGGCCATCGGGTCCCTTGAACGCAAGGACAATATCATCTTGGTTGATGACCTGAGAATTATTACAACGCCGTTTCCATGGGGTGAACAGAGCTATGGGGATATAGATTTTCTATCGCAGATAAAAGCGAAGATTCTATCAATCAACAAGGACTATAAATTTAAGACACTGGATGGCCATGTGGAAGATGATGTTTTACTAGCGTATATTTAGACCACGAAGAAAATGATATAGTTCAAGAATAAGATATGTACTGGCCTAAGCGTTACTTCAGCGGCCTCACCCAGAAACAGAACAAGCAACGTAAAAGCACAGCCACTCGTCGTCGTGCAATGTCGTGGAAAGATCCTCGGGCATACCGCCCCTTCAAGACCGACCAGGGAGTCAAGACTCGCACCTCCAAGTATGTTCGTGAATGGAAGAAGAAGTTTCCTAATGCCCATGGTCTCCAGGCGTATTCTAAGGCTACCGGTGTCCCTCTTCCGATCGTGCGGGCGTCGTACAACCGAGGAATGGCGGCGTGGCGCACAGGTCATCGTCCGGGTGCGACGCAGCAGCAGTGGGGGTATGCTCGTGCCGCCAGTATGCTAACGTGCGGCAAGACACATTATACGACCGACGCCGATTTGGTCAAGAAAGCCAAGAAGACCTCCAAAGCTCGTGCGTGGTTTCGAAAGACGTGTAAGAATTAGATCGACGGATATTATTTTATCTCCATAGTGTAAATGTTATTGTTTACAATGTATGTGAATAATGAGTACACAGCCAAAAAGATGATGATGGCTTCTAAGAGATTAGGTAAAAAGTTAGGAAACAATGTTGAAATGGTGTGGCAATGGGTGAAAGATGGAAACAAAATGGTGATTGCGTGTGATTTTCATACGCATGATTAATCCTATAAAACGGATCGGTATTAGACCTATCCTTTTTGTTAGCATAACCAGAATGAAGTGTTGCTTCTGTTTGGCCCCAATCACCGAGGACGAAAGCAATAATCCGTTCCCGCTGTGCGAAGTAGACGACGAAACCTCAAAGTGCTGTGACGTGTGCAATGAAGCGAAAGTGCTGCCGATGCGTATGCGAGTAAGGGGAAGTGGATCGCCCCAAGAAGCACGGAAAATGGCGTTCGAGATAATGAAAACCAGGATGACGGGGGATCTCAAGCCTTTCACTCGTGCCGACTTTGACGCCGCTCGTCAGGAGCGTGAAGCCGCTATTGAGCAGCGGCGGGTGGATCTGAAGGTTCGTCTGATTTACCATGAGACGATTGAGAAGATCAAGAATACTGGAGAGGAGTATCATGTGTACAAAAGCGACATCCATGACCAAGCTGTTCGCACTGGTATTGTTGAGAACAAGCTTCGTGCTCTGTTCCCTGACTTTGAAGTGAAGACTGAGTTCGTCCGTTATCCTACGGGACCAGGTCTACAGCATATTACCATCAGGTGGTAAGTGTTCATGTAAAACAACCCAGTCTTTTTTGTTAGTATACACCAACAAAACAGAATGGGCTGGAGGTACATCTTGGTGAATCATACTCGCAAGGTCATTGAGGACGCATCGCTGGGAGGGATTTGGCATCTGATGAGCCACCTTATTCGGGAGCAGGGGTGGGAGGCGGCGGACGATGTAGAAATGATGTTTGAAGATGGTCACATTGAAGAGATCGGGGAGCTTGTTGTGAACAAGGGTTACAAGAGCCACTATGAAGCTTGGAGCTTTGATGGTATTGTGCCTCGTCACCGTGGTCAATGAATGAGGCGGGCATGCGTGACCTTATACGTCTTGCGGTGATCCCGTTTCTTCCTGCCATTACGACAGGTCTTTCCACGATTACACGAGCTCGCATAGTATCCGTAGCGCTGGTATGCCCCCGCAAACGTCGGCAGTAGTTTCTCTGACCCAGTCGCCTCTGTCAATTTTTTCATGAGGGTATACACACTCTTCATCACTGCCCGTTTGTTTCCGTAGTGGAAGGTGTGACCCTGAACAATCGTCCGGAGTGAGTCGTAAGGATAGTGTTTCGCAAGCATAGCAAAGAAGTGGCGGTAAATACCCTCCTTCTCTGACGTGTAATTATACGCAATGCAAAACAGGAAATCCATACCTGGCGGTGCGTCGGGTTCTTTCTGTAGGAGTTCTTCGTAGTGAGCGGATACCTTTTCAAACGACGGGTCAGGAGGGGGGCAGATGACACGGGGATCTTCTTTGCACTGGTCCCGCAACTTCTTGTTCACCCGGTTATGGAAATCGTAGAGCCACCGATCAGCGGGGGATTTCGGGGGCATTTCAGCTAAGAACTTTGCGGTGCTCTCTCGGCAGAACTTGCAGGGTAAGATATCTTTCAGATTCGGGAAAAAGTATTTCGCTTCATCGCCTTCGTAATGGGCAATTAGGTGGAGCAATTGCCAGCCTGAAGGCCCCCAAGCGCGGGTGTCCATAGAGTCTACTCTTACTCTAGACTCTTATCTTTTCTCGTTTGAATGTAATATATCATGGCTTCCCAGGATCCTTCTACTGCCTACGGTGCTGCCCCTGAGAAGCCTAAGTCCTTCTTCTCTTCGTTCCCCTCGTTCAGCATGCCGAAGCTTCCCGATTTCTTCGGAACGGGATCCACCGCCCCCGCCCCGGCTCCGGCTTCGGCTCCTGCAGTTGCTGAACAGTCCTCTGTCCAGCCTGGAGGCCGTCGTCGCCGTCACACAAAGAAGGCCGGTCGTCGTCGGCGTCACACCCGTCGGGGAGGTGATGACGAGTACAAGCCAGATATCACTTTTGTTCCGGCTACTCCCGTCTCGTTTCCTCCTACCAAGGTTCGCAGGCCGACGGGCCGTGGACGTCGCACCCGTCGGGGCGGGGTGGAGACACCAATGCAAAAGATTAAGTACGGGCCCGCAGAGTACAAGTTTTTGACCGATGGTTACAAGCGGGACTTCCCTCCCACCCAGGTCCGCAGGCCAAAGGTCGAGTCCCCTCCTGTCCAGGCCCCCAATCCGACAGGTAAGGGACGTCGCACCCGCCGCGTTAAAAAGCATTCTCGCCGTTAAATAAACCAAAAATGTCTAACCTTATCTCCGGGTTTGTCAAGAAGACGCTGCGCAAGCTCGGACTCGGTGGCCGCCGCCGTCGCCACGCCAAGAAGGGCGGCGAGGAGGATAAGGTATCGTTCGGCCCCAAG